ATACATTTTTGCTTTTTCACCACTGCTGTTTTTTGCACGTTTGCGTAATGCTGTAACACTACCATTGCAACTTGCTCCACTACGTTTTACTCTACCTGGTCTGCTTTTGCCTTTCTTTTTACCATCGTCAAAGTTTTCTACAATGCTTGGGTTTATTTCTTGTGCTGTGAATTGTTGCATTAGTTCAACAATGTCATCATCATGGTCCAATATTTTATAATCAGCATCAACTATTAGTGCTACATTATCATCATAACCGTGATTCTCACCACTGAGTACATGCATGCCATTACTTAATTCTATGTGATCTTCTTGATTGACCCATTGATGAATAACTGACTCTACTTCTTCATGTGGAAGTTTACCTAACTTGAAACCAGGACTTAGTTTTGTTGGTGGGTTTCCGGGTTGTAATTTATTTAGTGCCTTATCATATAATGCAGTAAATGACACTTGTTTATTAGACTTTCTATATGCATCCTTGGCCATTTGCAATGCTTTGTTGTGTATTTCTGGCGTTGATGCCTCGTCGCTTAGATGTTCGACCATTGTATCACTAGTGGTATGGCTAAATTGTTTCATTAATAATTCAATAGGCACATTTACTTTTATTGCATCTACTTTTTCTATGCCTAATAATCTAGCCGCATCATATCTATGATGACCATTAACCAAGTAATTGTTTTTATCTAGTATAAAAGGCTTGTCTTTACCGTGAAAGTCTTCTGCAACTTTTTGTGCTAATCCTGGTACTCTATCTGTTTGAACTGGTTTAATATTTGTTACACTTATTTTGCCTTTTTTATAAGGTATATCATTATCTATTAAATCTGGTTCTTTGACTTGCGGCATTTCATTTCTACTAAAATGCTTGTCGCTAATGTTTTTATCTAAATCTGCTATTGCTGATTGTGTTAATTCAGATAATTTTATTACACCGCATCCTGCTCTATCACCTGCGTTGCCTGTTTTTAAACTTTCCTCATCGCCGCCTTTGCCTAAGTCGTCTTCGTCTTGGTGTACAACAACTGCTCTACCAACTATGCTTGTGGCACCTTGTAATTGAATTGTTTTGGATTTTATTTTAAATTCTGCTACACCTTTGCTGTTGGCTTCTATATTTCCTAAGTCGCCGATATGACCATTATCTACATCGCCATGATCGACACCATGCGGATTATAATGACCGCCTGCACTATCGCATCCATCACTGAGATCGCCAAATTCGTGTATGTGAAATCCATGTAAGCCTTCTGTTAAGCCGCTTATAGTACCGCTTATAATTGTTGCTTTACCTGGCTTTTGTACAAAATTAATTATGCCTTTAGCATCGCCGTGTTCTAGTACTGCAACTGCTTTTATAGGCTTTTCTGCTTCTGATAATTGCCTTAGCCTTTCGCAACTGCATTCGGTTGCTTTTGTTCTTGGGCATTGTCCAGGTTTAGTTACTTCGTATAATCTCATTTTAACACTGATACCTGTACTGCTGGACCATTTTGACTGTCTGCCATATCTAAACTTGTAAATGCTAAATGCTCACTGTATTTTGGAAATTCTTCTGTTGTACAATTTACTACTTTATCATATCTCCAATTTAAAAATATTAATCTATTGAATCCTTTTTTGTTTAACATGTATGCATAATTTTTAAATGACATTAATCCTACAAGTGTTAAGAACCTTGTCTTATCCATATTCATAAATGAACTTGTTAATTCTGCTTCTTCTTCTGAGTCAATAACAAATTGATATGTGCTAACAATTAATTTTAAAAATTCAGCACCTACACCTTGTTTTACTTGTTCTAATTGTTGTGCTTGATCTAGTATATGAGCCTGACCCTGATTACGGCCTCCGCCAACTGCACCTTTTAAATTGTAAATTCTTAATTCTTCTGGAATATCATGCTTTTCATAAAATGGTACTAGTTGTGATTTGACCTGTGCTAATCCACTAAACTTAAAGTCGTCAATACCGTTAACCATTCTACCGCCACCTGACGATACCTCACCTTTAACTTCTATTTCTTCGCCATTAACTTTGATATCACCTACCGAAGCAAGTTCTACATTAGGTGACAGTAAACACAATCCAAGTTCACCTGGCCCTCTGTTTGATCCAGATATATTAATTCTAAAGTCAAATAATTTTTCATAAAGATCATCTATAAATTCTTTAGATACTGCATCAGTTCCGACAAACATGTCTGAAATTTTAAATACACCAGACTTGTTTAATAATTCTGTGTTTACATAATCTGCATGTCCGTAAGTTTCAACAAATGCATCTATTTCGTCAAAATCATGATCTAGTTGTTCAAGTGATAAAACTAATTGTCTCATAATATTCTTATTAATTCTATGATCGTTTTCCTTACCAGTGTCATTATTTTTAAGTCTATCTTCAATATCCAAATGGTCTGCAGACTCTTTATCAAGTTTTAACATTTTGTAAACTCGTCTAGCAAAATTTGGATTTTTTTCTAATGCAGTCATTATGCTGTTTAATCTGTCTTCTGTTGCATCCTCTTTGATATAACTTTCATTGAGATTAAGTTGTTTTACTTCTGCATCTGGTAATCTATTTTTTGCAAAATGCATTAGGATGTCTCTACCACATGCTTCTGGCCCTTCTATGCTTTTTAATTGGCTAAATGCTGTCATCATCCTTGGTATTGGTAATGCTAAGTATGCCTGGAATTGCATATCTAAATTACCAACTGGAAAATGTTTTGATAATAATTTTTTTAGTATAGCAAGTTTGTTATTGTTAGGCATGTTTTCTGTTAGTCTTTTAGTTCTTAATAATACATCTATGCCTAACAAACTTTCTGTTTTTGATTTGTCAAAGTATCCACGGTCGATCATTTTATTTAACATAGCCTGTGCCTTTACTTCGCCATGTTGTGTTTTAAACTTGTTGTAAGTATTTTTTATATGCTGTTCTTTATTATATGATCCGGCAGGCTTTTTAACACTTTTACTTACTTTATTATATTTTCCTACTCCTAGTCTTTTCTGTTCTTTGTCTATAGTATCTAAATTTTTAAAATAACCCTCAACAATAGGTGTGTTCAATAATTCTAATTGTTTTTGTATTGGTAATTTTTCAAATCTTTCAAAAACACTAGGCATAATATTATTTACATAGGTACTGTCATCTAATTCTTTGCGGATATCTGCTTTAATTTTTTTTCTATCGTAATCTTTTGGTGATTTGTGTGCGCCAGCACCTGGCATGTTTTTGCTGTTCTTTGCTACTGGATTATTCTGCTTTGGCATTTTTGGTTTTTTTGCTTCACCTATTTGTGTTTCGTCCATATGAGCCATAACATCATATATAATGTCACTGCTACTGCAACAATCAATTACTCTGCCACTAGCAAAGTGCCCAATTGGTTGTCCGCCTACTTCCATCTCTGGGTCTACACAATCTTCTACATCTAGGTCTTCTAGTGCTTGGTATATTGCATATTCTAAATCATCTTTGTTTGCAAATTGATTTTCTCTTCCACTAAACTCATCTACTAATTTTTCAACACAACTGTTAGCAATAATACTTCTTTCTTCGCCTTCGTTAAACTTTTTCATATTAGTATTTATTGTATTTTCATTTCTTGTAAATTTTTCTAATACATTTGATTCGTGTAATATACGCAACTGTTCTTGTAAAGGCAGTTTATCAAACTTGGTAAAGATACTTTCTTGTGAAATTTCTTTTGCCGCATTTACGGCACCCATAAACGTATCAAAAGGTCCATTAAGTCTAAGTATTGCTAAAACCTCTTTCTTAAAGTTGGTGTCTTGCTGAGGATTGTTTAAAAATGCTACCAATTTATTTACTTCGCCTTTTGGTAAGTAATTCTGCATTCCCTGTTGCATCATAATATTAAACAATCTGTGTTTCCTGGCTTTATCGTAATCTGTATTTGTCCAATCTGAACTTCCGTATACTCCGCTTACATCATCGTCATCATTACCGTCTGCATCTTTTCTAAAATAGTTACCACCACTCACATTGTAGTTGTCTCTGATATATTTTTCTGCATCTCTTACTGCGGCACCCCATCTTGCTAATCCAATTACATTTTTGCCGTTCTCGTCGGTTTCAGCAGGTCTCCAGTTGTGGTCGCCATCAAACTGTTGATATACTTTTCTCAATAAGTTTACACCCTGGTCATTTACGCCACGTTCTATTCCTAAATGGTCTGCTAAATTGCCCCAATCTGTTTCACCTGCTATGCCATTTGAGGAACCACCATTGTCGGGTTCAATACCAGCCGCTATGGCCATCTTGTCTATGGGTTTGCCTAAATCATTTTGGTCTATGCCTACATCACCGTCAAGTACTTTTTTAAGTATATTATCTAATGCTACCTTAAAACTACCACCACTGCTTTGTTTGTTGGCCATTTCTTTAGCAACTACATCTTTCATTTTTGCTGGGTACTGTTCCCAATCAAATGCATCAAAACGTTTTTGCTCTGCCTCGTCATCCATATTCTCCCAACTTATACCACTGCTTCTGTTTAGTGGTTCACCGCTTTTGGGATTTTGTGTTTCTTCATCTGGGAATAAATCGTCTTGTCCAGGTGCACCTTTTCTGCTGTCGCCTTTGTGAGTGACTTCAATACCGATATTTTTTAATTTGTGGTATACATCACCATCGCCTTGAATGAATGCTTCTTTGACATTTAAGTCCTTCCAACTATAACCATATTTGTTGTTGAATCTATTTACTATTTTTTTATAACCCTTTTTACGCCAAGTGTGATAATAGTTTTTATTTTTTTCAAATGTATCTATAAGTTCTAAACCGTTTGTGGCATCTTCGGCATCACTCCAGTGACTGGAAGGTATAACATAAACTTTACTCTGGTTTACTTTGTCGTTAAAATGATCTAAATTGCTATCTAAATATGCTTCTCTGTCGTCATAGTCTTCATCTGTGATAGTATCAAAAAAGTCTCGGTCTATATACACCCAACTGTGACTTGGTATATTAAGTTTTGCTTTTGCGTTGTCTCTGACATTCTTTTCAAAGTCTCTATTTCTTCTATCTAATGTATTTTTTGCTTGTATTTCTTGTTTAAGATTTACAAATCCTTCTTTCTGGAATATTTTATCAAATCCTGATAAGAATTTTTTTATTGCCGCAAATCTTTCTTTATGTAATTGTCTTAGAACAGCACCTTGCTCAGGCCCGTTGTTTTCTTTCCAAGCAAAATATCTATCCATATGCATAGATCCTACTACATAATCATCTATAAGAGCAGGCAAATTAAATGTTTGTTCATCTGCCTCTATTTCACTGTCTGCTTTTACAAGCCTGTCCATTACATCGTTCCAACGTTCTAAACTACTATGCGAAGCCAAGTTTGATTCTCCATCGGAGCCACGGTTGATTTGTGTGTATCCATTTTCATCTTCGGCCCAAAGATCTGGTCTAGGTTTTAAGCCTTCCAATAATTCTAATCCTAATTTGCTTACTTGTTTAGCAATAGTTACAAATTTTTCTTTGTCTTCCCTTTCTAGATCTTTCAAATGATCTAACCTGTCTCTTAATCTCTGTGTGAGCCTCATCTGGAATACGTCTGAATATTTGTCATCACTTTTAATATTAACATGATGATCTCTGCTTGTTGGATGTTTGTAACCTTGATATGGTTCTAAGAATTTTAATAATTCTTGTGCTGAATCTTTTGTGGTAATTCTATTGCTTTTTAATAACTCGTTTCTTACATTCCATCCACGGCCTTTCAGTTTAGCAACAAAACTATTTTCTTGTCTTTCATGAGATAATTCTCTTAATGTGTTTTCGACATCTATTTTTTTGTTTGCAGGGGTTAAAACAACCAGTAAGTCTGCAAGTTTATCTAATTTGACATTATCTTTGCTATCGTCTGATTGATAGAACTGCCACATTTTACTGGCAATGCGGTCTACATCTTGCGGAGATAAATATTCTGGGTTTTTAATTATGTCTTGCTTGAATAAAGTGTTTATTCCTTTTTGTAATATTAATACTTTGTCTTTGTCAGAACCTTCAATGTTATGATTCTCCATACTTGAAAAAACCAGTGTTTCCATGCTATCACTGTTTAGTTGTAATTCTTTGGCAAACTTTCTAAACGACGCAATGTTTTTAGCAGTAACAGGTGCTCTGTTATTACCGTCTGCTATGTCTTTTGCTAATAATGTTACTGCTGATCCAAATCTATCTTGTGCTTTGTCTAATTCGCCTGCCGCTCTCTTGCTTGGTGACATACTGTTAGGCTGTACATATCCTTTGATTGTTTCTTCTTCTATTTCTACTTTAGTACCAGTACCTTTTTCGAAATCTTTTATTTCCTGCTTCCATATTTTATCTGCATCTGGACTACTTAATTTTTCATAGTTTTGTAAATACTCAACACTGGCACTTAGAAATTTAATTACATCAAAGTAATCTTTTTTGCCTACAATGCTCTTGGCGGCATCTATTACTTCGTGATTAACTACTTCTAAATTTTTTAATTTTTTAGGATCTATTTCCTGTGACTTACGCAATAATCTAAATACTGCTTTAACATATTCTGGTCTAAAAGCATCTTTACTATATCCTGCTTTCATTACAGTAGCATATCTCACACATGCTTTAACAACTTTATCATACATTGTGTTATAGTCTACACCGCCGGCAATTCTAAACTCTATAAGGTTATTTCCTGAGTCTTTATCAGTCTCGCCTTTAAAATTTATACTGTTAAACTTACCAGGGTCTATGCCTTTAGCAAGTTCTTTCTCAAATGCTTCAAAACTTTTTGCATCACCACGTTTCATGCCTTCTGCATATTTTAATACATTTTGATATTGACTTTTTGTGTAACTGTTACGCAATCTACCAAACTCTGCAAGTAAGTATTCATCACCTAATAGCAATGCCATCTTTAATTTGTTTGGTTCTGATGCCTCATCTCCCCAAAATTCATCATCGTCTGTTTTTACTAAATCTCTTTTTTCACCTTGCCAACTCATAGTAACATGTAGTCCTGTAGAGTTGTTTGTGCCAAAGTTTTTTTCACTCCAGTCAAATAAACTTTTCATTTCTGTAAGCATTTTTCTAGGTGAATCAAATACTGGCGAAATTAATTCTGCACCTGCTCCTTCATCGGCTTCTATACTGCTATCAGTTTCTACTGACCAAGCAGTTGTGGTATTAGTGGAGTCATACTCACCTATTTCCGGATAGTCTGTAAATTTACTATTATCTTTTATCCAGTTGTATAACTCATCTGCAACACCTTCAACATTGCCTTCACTGCTACTATTATACTCATAACCATAATCATCAAGGAAACTGCTCATGTAACTGTAGTTGTCGTATATCCAATCTTCTACACTATAATCATCTCTTGCGGCTTCTCTGGCCTCATCGTCTAGATCACCGTCTGCAACGTCTTTTTTTAACCAAGCCAAATACTCATCTTCGTATTCTTCTTCTACATATTCTCTGACCCAGTTCATATAGTCCCAACCATCTTCCTCACGGTTTTCGTATTCTTTTGGATCGTTTTCTTCAAAATCTTTTTTGTATATTTCGATTGCTTCTGAACTTGGTCCTGCCCCACTATCTATAAAGTCGTTTAGATAGTCTTCATCTTCTCTGACCTCATTTACTTTATCTTCTATTATGTCATCTAAATATTCGTCTTGTCCTTTAGTGTACAACCAGTCTTCAAAGTTTTCCCAAACTTGATCTGGCATATCACCGTATTCGTATTCGATATCAGAAATGCTCATGTTGTCTATATCATCACTGGCTCTTCTGCCGTCTACACTATAAAAAAATGTTTCTGCTTCAAAGCCACATTTTACAGGAGCATCCAAGGCCTCTATGGCTATTTCTTTTTTGTTGAAATTTATTTCGAATAGTTTTGGATCCGCTTCTTTGAGTAATTTAGATCTTTTTTTGAATTTTGTTAAATTTTTTTTACCAGTTAATTTTTTTAATATTTTTTTAGCAAGTGTGCTTTCGTCAATATCCATGTCATTGGCTTTTTTAAGTATATTTGCTAACTGATTTCTCAATGCAGGAGTCTGCATTGCTTTTGTAAATTGTACATCAATTGATAATTTTGATTGTAATTGTGCTGGTGTTGGCTTTTCGCCTTGTATGGTCTTGTTTATGCCTTTGGCGGCCATTTTAGGATTTATAGGCTTACCTAACTTGGCTCCTAGTGCCTTAAAACCTTTTGCTACTTCCTTTTCTTGGTCAGGTGTGAATGGCTCCATTTCCATTTCGTCGTCATTTTTATTTGACTGCTTCGCGTTGGAATTTGGATCTTGTATTCCTTTATTATATTCGTACAAATCGTTTATTTTCATCTTCTTCTATTGAGCCTTGCAACTCTTTTGCTAATTGGACTTCTTCTTTTAGTACGAGCGGCTTTCCTTGCCATCCTCTTACCAACTCTTGCTCTTGTCTTTTTGAGCGTCATACGTTTTTTTAGGTTGATAGGTTTCGAGCATTGGCCTACATTAGACACCATTCTGCCTTTGCGTGGACCACTGGTGCATCTAACCTTGCGAACAATTTTACTGCCTCGCTTGGCCCAGACCATTTTGGCCTCCATTACTCCTTCTACTTCAACTATTTTCATTTTAAAATAACTTAAATATTAATGCAATTATCAAACTTGACATTGTTGCAAATACGCCTGCCATAATACCTACAAGCCAGTTTTCTATTTTAGTAAAATGTTCTTTTACTTCAACTTTGAATTCTTTGATTTCTGTTGTTACTTGCTCTATGCGAAGCATATCAGCAATTACTTGCGATTTTAAATCTGGCTCATTAGCATACAACTGTTCTGCTGGTTTGCTATCTAACTTTTTGTCTACCATTATAATACATCCTGTTTAGAAAATTCAGTATTTACTGAACTTTTAGTATCTACAGTACCGCCATTGAGGACAATACCGTTTAATTCATCTTTCAATGTGTCTAATGTATGAGCACCTTGTCTTTCAAATGCAAACTTGAATACCCAACCTGCACCTGTTAATGTTGGTGCACCGTAGTCATCTAATCCTGCCGAAACTCCGTCAACTACAATTGGTGTGTTCATAAGCATTGGTTGTGCTCTCAAACTTATTACCTGTACTAAACTTTCAAAATCTTTTTGTGTATCGTCTGTAAAATCGTCTGTGGCAGTTATGTCTAATGTGGTGAACAATGTAAAAAATTCTACGTCTCCTGTGAGTACTTCACTTGACGTTAATAATCCACCTGATCTTGTTTGTGCCATATGTGTCTCCTGTCACTGTTATAAGCATATTTATCATTTTCTCAGTATATTATGACACTATTTCAATAGCCAAAAAAAACCCCCTTAAAAAAGGGGGTTAAAATTTCTAAATTTTATAGTTATTAACTTGAGAAAGTTGCCACTACTGCTGTTACGTTAGCGAATGCTAATACTTCCGCCGCTGTAAGTGTAGTTTGAACTGCTATGTTAGTTGTTGAAACGTCAACACCTGCAATTGAACCACCTGCTGAACACTGAGCGATCGCTAAATCTAAATCGTCATATGTTGCTATATGTGTTTGTGAACCTAATCCGTTACCTTCACCTGCTGTTGCTGAGTTTGCCTCTAATCTTACTAATGCCATTATTGGTCTCCTAATTCTGTGTAATAGACTATTTTGTTTAACTATTCTATTACTTGGTTACTTTTATTTATCCAAAATAGTAAGATTTTTGGGGTTTTGATTTTGAAATATATTGAGATTTTTACTTTCCAGACAGTAAATCTTTGAATTTATACCTTAAATTAGCCATTGTATCACTTGGATTTCTCATATAAGATGCTACTGTATTTCTTACTTTTTTAATACCTTTTTTAACACCAAAATTTGGTAGTATTGTATCGTATTCTGCATCGGGATCAAATGCAGGGTTACCATAGTATTTTTGATGTTTTAATTTTCTACCATCGCTACCAGTTCTAACACCATCGCTGTCGCCGTCTTTAGTGTTTAATCCTCTACGTGATGTACCTTTTAGTGCGTCTGCTCTTGCTTTGCTTCTTAACTCAGCATCACTAGGACCTTCTTTTTTACGAGGCTCTTCCCTTTTATTAATTTGAGATTGTTGTGACTTGTTTCTTACATCAACATCAGTACTACCAACATTAGGTACATTTTTTAAATCTCCTACCTCTACATCTGTTCCAATTGACTGCCCCATATCGCGACCATATGTAGATGTATCAGTACCAACACCCTGTATTCTTCGCTGAGTATGGATATCTCGCATCTGTTTCATTGCATCTTTTTGTGCTTTACTGATTTCTTTGATTATTACTTCGTCGATTCTCATATTACTATTTATGACCTTTTTCTACTTTGCCAGTATGCGGCAATGCCTGCCAACCCAGCCGCGGATTTAGGTCCTAACCTTCCGCCTGTTATTCTTGGGCCAAATTCTGCACCAACGTATGCCGATGCACCTGCTACTGCTAAACGTTTTAGTGTTGTTTGATCGGTTGCTTTGTCTAATTCTGTGTTAGTTGCATTAACTAATTTATAATTTCTTTCTTTAGCAAATTTATTTAATGTTTTATACAGGTCACTTCTTACTGCTTTGGCTCGCATTATGTGTAACATTTTTGTGACTGCTAATTGCTTTTGCCTATATTTTAATCTGCTCCAATCAGATACCAATCTTCTGACATTTTGTATGACCATGTCATTAATTTTAAGTTGTCTTTGCAATCTCAAGAAGTAAATTGAATTTGGAATTTGTCCTTTTGCTATGCTGGTCATAAACTGATGCATCAGTTGTTCGTTAAATTTATAATCTTTTTTATACTTAGAATTAATTGTGTATGCAATCATGTAATGATCGTTAGCACCTAATCTACTTGCACGATATTTTCCGTGTCTTACATTTGCATTTGCATATTGTATTGCAAATGGTCTATATTTTTTATCTTGTGCAAACACATACACCAACATGGTTGTTACCATTAGTAATTCTGCCATATCATCTTTGGTATATGGCTTGAATCCATCAGTTGTTCTGTATAATCTACTTTCCTGTAGATCGCCTAAAAATTGATATTGTGCTTGTTTTTGTTCTTTAGGTGTTTCCATTATGCGCCTGGTCTCCCTGTGCCAAAGTTTTTAACACTAAAGTCTAATCTGTCGACTAATTTAATTGCGTTTCCAATATGATCAACAGCAACAAAGCCTTCTTCACCTGTGACATCATAGTCGCCTTCTTGGTTTTGTACAAACGTGTCTATTTGTTTTATGTTTGCTAATTTTTTAATTATCATTTCTTTTGCTTTGATTAAATCTAAATACACAACGTATGCTTTTTCTATTTCTTCTTGATTGCTTTCTAAAAATTTAATGCCGTCTATCATCAATTTTGTTTTTCTTACTTTACCGTCATCGCTTTTTAGTTTTTCAACTGCTGATTTCAGTGTGCCTTTGTACTCTGCAATAAATCTTTGAGCAAATACTTTTGGATCTTGTTCAAAGCCTACTAATTCTCTAATAATTTTATTTACACTTGCCTTAATTCTTATTCTCAAGTCATCTCCAAATTCATTATTTTTAAGAAAGTCTAAATCTGTAACTGCTTTTAAGTTTTGATCTGCATTGTTAATGAGTTCGGCCATCTCTCGTGATTCATCTTCAGTGAAAGTTACTTGCCCTGAGTAGTCTCTTATGATTGCATCTCTGTGCCAAACATCTGGATGACTGCCTAAACTACTTGCATCAAACCCAAACTTTGCTGACATGTCTGCTAATTCGCCGCCTCCAACATATTCTGTGTGAAACACTATGCCTATTTTAGAACGTAAAATATCTTTTGCAAGATTACTGTTTTTTGGAATTGCATATATAATTGTATTTGGTTTAAATACTATAAATTCTTCGCCTTTGATATTTGCATCTGATATGCTGTCGTCTGTGTATAGTAAATCTCCTTGTACAATTTTTCCTTTAAAATTTAATTTTTGTAAATGCATAAATGCACTAATTAATTTTTCTTGTAAGCCTTCTGCTTCGTGATTTGCTTTGATGTCTTGTATGCTTTTGTTTACTAACGGATTTCTTTTGTTGAATACACTTTTAGTACCTACAAAAAATTTACCGTCTGCTGGATCAGTGCCTACAAATACTGCTGGAGCACCGTCCCATTTTGTTGTTAAGTTGAATTTGGTTTTTGCACTACCCTTCAGCATCTCATGAAAACTGTAAAGATATTGTATTGCTTGTTTACCACCAGGTAACCCGTCATTAAAAATTAAATCTTCTAAATGTTCAAGGTGAGTGTTTTTGCTTTCATCTAGTCTGTGATGAATTACACATTCAGTTAAGTACCCTTTAGTAAGATCAACTGCTCTCATTAATAACTCGTGTCTATTTTTTCTATTCCTGAATCTGCAGGATCTAGTGTAGTTAATTTTTGCTTTTGTTTGCCTGATAGTTTTTGTGGTACAAGTTTAACACCGTTAATAGAAATAATTTTTTTACTAGGAATACCTGTTGTAGTTGATTGTTTTGGATTTTCTGGATTAAAGAATCCTTTTATTTGTACATCTGGTACTCCGTCGCCGTCTGAATCTGCTGTAAATTGTATAAATTCACCAGTTCTTAATACATTATCACTAGTGGTCCATTGTATTTTGTCACCGGGTTTTGGAGGTTGGACGCCATACACTTGTTCCCATGTAGTGCCCTGTTGTTTATTAGTTCTTTTATTTTTAATAATATTGTCTAGTTTACCACCTGCTCTGGCTCCGAGTGTTGCCATTCCTTTTACAAACCAGTTATCATCTTTATATCTAGCGGCAACTCCTGCTCCCGCTTTGGCTTGATTAGTAGGATCCCACCATGCTTTAACATCATCCCATCTTTTTAAGTTTAATAGATTTTTTATTCTTGCTGATGTATTTTTTTGAAACGCTCTTCTAGTAAAAGAAGGATCTGCCGGGATAAAATCTTGTGCCCTGTCATCGTATACATAGAATATATTTTGTGCATTATCTATATATCCTTTATACTCGTAACCATCAACTTCAAATTCTACATGAGAATATTTAGGATCACTAACAATGCTTTTCCATTTTTTAGCAGGTGCTTTTTTTTGATAGTCTGATAAACTATCATCTTCGCGTAATATGACTTCGTTAATCTTCATTTGTATTAGACCTTGATTCTTTGATAATCTGTACACCCTTAACAAATCTTTCAGGCCTATTGCCTTTAATTGAATTAATTAAACGTCTTTGCAAGTCTAATGCTTCATTTTCATCAAAATTTTCTTGAATTAATTCAATTAAATTTAAGGCACTTTTAATAATATGGTTGCCTCTAGACTCAATTACATTGAGTTTGTCTCTTTCTGAAACAATTGAATTTAATTCGTCTAGAATTGATCTGTGATTTAAGGACATCTTATCTCCGTTTAAGCATATTTATCTATTTTACTTCTTCTTGAGGAGATTCCTAAGTGCCAAACCTTGTTGTACTATGTCAACATTGTCCTCTGTTGCATCTTCATCGCTTCTTATTACTGAAGATCTTTTCATAGCATCTGTCATTGTTATCGTATTAATAGTATCGTAAGTATCTTCGTCCTCATCTAAGTCTTCAATTCTCAGTGTTTCTGGGTTGAATTTTAAGTCTACTTTACTGCCAACACCACTACTAGAACGTGTTTTCATAAACTGTATTTGATATCTACCACGTTCTCGCATGGCGTTACTTGTAAATATGCCTATAACATTGTCTGCTGTTTGTATTTTACTAATACCACCTGCAATATGACTGTGATCAAACTCTATTTCTTCTACTGCACCTCTGTTTAACTGTGATGCTGTTACTAATAGTATGTTTAATTCTACTGCTAAGTTACGCAACTCCTCTGATACATACTTGTCTTTAATAAACAAGTCACTTGCTGATACTTTTCCACTTATTGGCATCATTAAATCAAGATAGTCAACTAATAAACAGTCTACTTTTACACCTGTCTGTATTTCATACTCTCTCAAAAACGATCTAATATCACTAGCATTAATACCATTGCTCATCTGTTTTATGCGGAATTTACCTGCACCTTTGCCTTTCATTACTACTTTTAGATGGACATCGTCCATATTTTTCATAACATCTCTGGTTGCATACTCACTAACCATAGCATCAATACGCATACTTGACAGTTGCTCACTTAACTCTAAACTCAAATATACTGTGTTAAGTCCTGCTTGACTCCAGTTTACACCTAAGTTTTGTAGGAACAAACTTTTACCAGCACCTGATCCTCCGGCAAATACAGTTAATTCACCTCTATTCAGTCCACCATATAGTTTTTGATCAAAGTTTTTCCAACCTGTACTAATTGCACCTGCTTGATCTTTGATCCATTGTAACCTTTCTTTGGGATTTTCATAATAATCTAAACCAAAGTCACTTACTAGGCCAACACTGGTTGCTTCTTTAATAAGTGCTTCTACACTTCCATAGTCTTTATTTTCTAATAAGTCTGTGCTGTCTAGTATTGCTTTTTCTAATGCCTTATGTCTGCAGAATGTTTCGAACTCATCCATAAACCAACTCATATGACTGTCATGTGCGTCTTCAACCGGTTTTAAATTAATGCCGTTTACTGCTTCTAACTGTTCTAGTGTTGGAATACTGTTATAATTGTTAGCATGTTCTTTTAAAAACTCTACTGCTTCTCTATATTTTCTATTAAACATATAAGGTTGAACAATATTGTTTACCCTTACAAATACATCAGGATCTGTAACTAAAAATCTTAGAAACAATTCTTGTATATCTTCACCGTATTCTTTTATATCACTCATAACATTTTGCTCTGTACTTCAATTTTAATTTTATTTGCTACAGCATACTTAATTATACTAGATAATGTTAATAGTCTGCCATATTTGAGCACCGCATCACCTACATCTTTTATATCTGTGTGCCAAGGTGGGAAACTTACTTCCCACCCTAGTTCAGCGGCCTGCCTTATCAAGTCCTTGCCTGGTGCATCTCTGTCAGGGCAAAGGATTACTCTTTTATTTAATGAATTTATCTGCTGTATCTGTCTTTCGTTTATGGTATTACCCAACACACTAACGCCATCTATTAGAATAGCATCAATTACACCTTCTGTTACTACCACTATATCTCTATCTGAGTATATGTACTTGTCTATGTTAAACACATACCCTGCTTGACTGTTGTTGATATACTTAGGCGTTTCCTTTGTAGGTGGATTTATGTGCCTTCCTACATAGCCTACTATTTCTTGGTTATAGTAAAACGGTATTATCAGTCTATTCTTTAACATAAAGTCGTCACAAATAAACAAATCATAATCTGTTTCTAACAGTTTTCTTTCTTCTGCATACAACATTATTTTTTCATGTGCTTCGTTATATGGAAGTTTAGGAATATCTCTAACATTTATAACACTTGGCAATTCTACAGGTTTAAATTTTTCATAATTTATTACAATATCGTCAACTTCGTTATCAAACTCTTCTATCTTCATTAGTTCTAGAACAAGTTTCTTGACACTTTCGTTAGTTGCGCCTAACTTTACTGCAAGGTCTTTGTATTTTTTACCAATTTTTTTACTTGGCGACCATCCAGTTGAAAAGCCACAATTAAAACAGTTGTATGCAATTTTAGGACCTGTAGCAATAATACCTGCTCTGCCTCTTTTATCATTGCACATAGGACAACTAAAAGTTACCCAGCCGGCTGGTGTCTTTTTGTGTTTGTGAGGCAAGTGAGATGTTAGTAACTCGTGTACCTGTTGTATTGCGTCAGAGTGCTCCATTGCTGTTATTATACTGGATTATATATATGAAGTCAAGTCAAAATTTATCAGTTTTATGTCTTCATCATATTTTTCTAATACACGATCTTTTGATTTATTTGTATATGCATTTATATCGTCTAGATCATCTGCTGGTACATGATAATCTAATATGTAATTAGCATCAATATCAAATACCTTTTTTAAAAAAATGTTTATATCTTCGAGATGTATAAATTTGTCTATTAATTTAATTTTTTCTTGATAAGTGCCTACAAAAGAAGGTTCATGATAAAACAGATCACTGTGTACATACTCATCAAAATCTATCTTTTCGTATAAATCTTTTTCAATTATTTTTTTCCAACGAAATATGCTTCTTTCTCTAATAAACGGATTTCTGACAAACATGATATTTTGTAAATTTTTATCGTATTGTGAATCATCAAAAAAATGATTTGGTGCAATATAATCTAATAAGTCATTTTGAAAAAATTTCTGTGCTATCCACCTAGTTCCGCATCGGGTAGGAAACACACAGGCGTGAATGCCGTTGTTTAATTTGTGCATATTATTATTTAATTTCTTAAAAGAATTTTATCGAATGATCCTGAATTAGATGGACCAGGAGAATATTTAAATCTTAAGTAATTGAAGTTGCCTGTGAAACTGTAATAAGTTACACCAGACACATTTGCCATTGGTATTCTTTCTAAATTGTTTACTACAGGTACACTTGCCCAATTTGAATCATCGCTTGAAGGTGCTTGTAGACCTAAACTGGCTTCAACATAAACGTTACCTGTAAATGTTGTTGAGTATAATCCTATTGTGTGAGTAGCATCTCTAAAGTTTTTATGCTGATTACCAGTAAAGGAACCACTTGTAAATACGTTTGCAGGATCACCGTTGTGAGTATTTTTTGTTTGATTCCAGACGTTTGCAATCTGTGTTGCAACTGGCGAAGGATTTGCATCGTTTTTAACTATTAATGTACAAAGTATTCCGTTGTTGTAATCAGAATAAATAGGTGTTTTGGTTCCGTCTTCGGCTACATTCTTGAATGAAACTTTGTATTGGCCTTCCACCAAAGAATTCATATCTTCTTCAGATAGTTTAAGTTCTGCTGTGCCTTTATTAAGTCCAGGTACTGCATAACGTGTTAAAACTTTTTCATTAGTTGAGTACTTAATAATATCTGCTTGTATATCATTATTGTACACATTTTGTTTTTTTCTATCTTGATTTGTGATATTGATGTACACAATATTGTCCATGCCTTTGTGTACTATAAATTCTTTTCTGTTCATACTTCTGTTATCCACATAATAATTCTCCTGTTTTCTTACAAGATTTATTGTATTTGATTGATACATTAATAGTGTTAAATTGCTCATACATGTTCATTCCTTATAATGTATTTATCTACAAAGGTATAAATAAAAATATGCAGGACCAACAGGAAATACAAGAAAAGTTTCCTTTCTTTACTATGCTTACTTATGGTGAGAAAGAATACTTTGGTATAATTCAAAACCAAGATAATGCAGTTACATCATTTTATGATTATAATGTGCTAGTAGCACCTGAAGATAAAAAACAATTTGTAGAACTTGCCGAAATATGGTGGTGGGAAAGTAATCGACAAATTCCAATTGACGTGTTTTTATTTAATGAAATGAGAGAATTTAGGAATTGTTTAAAAACATTCAATAACAAAGATATAGATGTTATATTTGGTCCAGTGACCAGTACACATAATCTAGTTAAGAAACGAATTAAAAGAAGAACAATTCAATTAGTCAAGAAGACTGACTAATTTATTTAATTGAACAATTATAGCCATTGCGTAACTATATGCGTGAGACTTCTTAAAGGAGTACGTTTCATTGTCACTTTTAATCCACACTTCCTTCTCAATGTCACTCCAACTTTTACCTACTAAGTATCTCTTACCGGGTCTTATCATTGCAAGTATCATTGCTAGTTGATCTATGTTTGTGGGTCTGTGTTGACTAACAATGTCATAATGATTGCTTATGTGGAATAATTGTTCTACTATCTCCTTGGCGCCAAATAATTCCCAAACAGGTTCTTGATTACACAACCTATCTAACTCTTGTTCTGACTCTATATTGTTGTAAACACTATTGTTAAGTATATCTAGTTTGAAATATCCTAAATCGTCTGCTTCCTTATGATCAATATTACTTAACCCAGTCACTGGATCATGGGGTATAGGCTGTATATAAACGCCTGTGTTGTGTTTTTCCATGCCACCAGGACGTTTGATACTGCCCGTGATATTATCTAACACACAAAGCAGTTTATCGCGGTTAGCCATATCAATATCTACATCAAAATCAATCTTCACTAAACAATAAACTCCACTTCATTAGTTTTTCTTTTTTAACTGCCATACGTTTTTGTATTTGTTCATCTGTAACAAGACCGCCATCTTTAAGTATTTCTATCATACACATAACATCGCCAATTTCATCTTGTAACTGTGTTGTATCACATGGTTCATCGAACCTTATCATTTTGCTACATGCCTGAATAAGTTCTCCACATTCTTCCATTGTGATTACTAACATTTCTTCTTTCTTTTTCATATTTCTTTATCCTTAAATTCTTCTGCAAGTGGAAATATGTTTGCTATAACATCTGCTACTGCATGAGCAATATCAATATGTTCTTTTTGTGTACCATTAGCACCACGTAATTCAATGTAATGAATCCAACTACGCAACGTACCATTTACATACAACCTGCTTAACGTGTTTCCTTCAGGCAGTACTGCTCTGGCCTGCTCTTTGGCAATACCGTTGCTTATAGCCCACGTGTATGCGTCTGTGGCGGCTTTAATTACCTCTCTTTGGCGTTTATGCCACTCTATTTCTAAACCATCATTGTCTGCTTCTATGCTGTTCTGCCTGTTCTTAGGATCTTGCAGTCTTGCTTGTCTAGTTTCAAAACTTAAATCCTGTGTAGGGTCAGCATAACGTTGACTGAACTCTTGGAAACTAAAACTTCTATGCCTTAGTATTTGACGTGCAATGTCTCTGGTTGTTTCTATTTCCAAACATGCTGATACCATTTCAAGTGGTGACCAATGTTTGTGTTTCATCAAATACTTCACAAGTTTTTCATTTGTTTCTATATTATTTTGATTGTTTGGGTTACTTACCCTGGCGCAATAGGCTATTAAGTCTAATGCTGAATGTTTGTGCAAAGCATCATTATATGGTGCTTGGCTGTGACTTACTATTTTTACGTTCATAATCCTGACGCCTCCGCTATGTCTTGTACTAGATTAACTTCTTCTGTGTTTTTTAAAAATATTCTTTTCCAAAAGCCTGGATCTGCAATATCCTTAATTAGTTCAACATGTTCGCTGTTAAACTTTCCCCATAAATCTTGTCCGCTTTCACTTAAGAACAAAAACCATGGAGAAATTTTACCACCTCTTATGTGATAGACTGCAAGTTGCGGAGATACTTTTCTAAAGTAATCCGACCAGTCTTCGCCTTTCTCTACGCCCCATGCCTGCATACATTTTACACTTCTTTCAATGCCTCTTTGAGCCGGTTCCTTTTTAATTAATTCTTTCAAATAGATATCATATGTTGAATCTTTTGTCCAGTCTGCTAATTTTACACTTTCTCTAATTAGCCATTCTGCATAATTGTTAGGTTCTAATAAATCTTCTTTAACCATCTTTCTACCAAACTTAACAAATCCTTGATAATATTTACTGTCTGCAAATTCTTCATATGATTTTGTCTTTGAATTATGCATGTTTATTTCATAAAACTTTTGATAAGTTCTAAATGCTAATCGTACATGTGTAAGATCTTTATCAGTGTGTCTTCTTTTATTCACGCACATATGAGCACTTAGAGTTCTTTCACTCATAAATGTCTTTTTACAATATGTGCATGTTAAACTCACTTAAATATTTCCTTTATTTCTTTTTCATCAACACCACTTGTTTCTGCTAAGTCTTTTAACTCTTCTTTGGTGTTAATACTTAGCAACAATTCTACTTCATCGTTTTTTGCTAACGGAAATATTTGTCTAATTAATTCTTCGACTTTATCTTTTTTACGTTTTGCTTTGGGTACCTTAACAAATGGATGAAATTGACTTTTGCCTACACCTGCTAGACACATTAGTTTCCATTGCAATTCTGGGTGTTTACTTACGTCACTCCAGTTTGTATTCATAAACTCATTAATCATTACTAGATAATGTCCAGCAAATTTGCCTTGTACACTACTTGCATATCGCTGAGTCATCCACAAATTCATACTCTTGCGTTGCTCGTCTGTAAGATTAATATAATAGTTGTAGTCCTTACGGTCTACAGCCGCCATGATATCTTTAATTTGCAGTAATGGTTTCTTTGCCATCATTCACCTTCATATTCTATAAGTGCCCCGGCATTATATCCTTTCTCAGTTATTTTAGCAAATCCACCTAAGTCTGTCAAGTCAATTACTGCCAATACTGTTATTTGATTTTTTGGTACATTGAAATTTTCATGTATTAAATCTGCACAGGCAATTGCTGTACCGCCTGTTGCGATTAAGTCGTCTATGATTACAACTTTATCTTCTGGAACTATATGTGTATTTTTTTGTATTTCTAAACTAGTGCTACCATATTCTAAATCAAAATCTCTCTTGTGTGTTTCGTTAGGTAGTTTACCAGGCTTTCTTGCCATTATAAAAGGTAAGTCTAGGTCTCTGGCAATTGGTGCTCCAAACACAAAACCTCTGCTTTCAACACCCACAATCTTAGTTGCCTTAAATGAAAGACTGGTTAAGTCTACAAGTGCTTTATTAAATGCTAATGGATTTTCTATTAGGCTGGTTATATCTCTAAATTGTATTCCTGGTATTGGAAAGTCAGGTACAGTTCTTATGGCATTTTTTAGGTCTTGATAAAATTCTTTCATTAAAATAAATCAATGTGTTCCCATGGAAGTTCATCTTTACCAAAATGCCCATATAATGTTGTAGTGGTTAAGTCTAACTTAAATAAGTCAAATTTGTCAATAATGCCTTTTGGTGTTAAGTCAACATTTTTGCTAATCCATTCTACTAAGTCTGGTCTAACTTTGCCGTCTGCATATACATAAACACTAGTAGGCTCTACTACACCGATTGCATAACTTAGTTGTACTGTACAGTTATCTGCTTTACCAAATGCAACAATATTCTTTGCTAAGTAACGTGCCATGTATGCCGCACTTCTATCAACTTTGGTACAGTCTTTACCACTAAATGCTCCGCCACCGTGTGGTGCATAACCACCGTATGTATCAACAATAATTTTTCTGCCTGTTAATCCTGTGTCTCCATCTGGTCCACCAATTACAAATCTGCCTGTTGGATTTATTAAAAATTCAGTTTCACTTAAATCCCAATCTGTTATTTCATCTCTAATAATTTGCTCAATTCTATCACGTACCATTTGAATACTTACATCATCGCTGTGTTGCGTACTACATACAATTTTAGTAATACCAGTTGGTTTGTTTACATTGTCATACGTCATAGTTACCTGACTTTTACTATCAGGACCTAACCAAGTTTCATTGCCTTCTCTTTCTGCTTGTAGTCTTTTTAAAATTTTATGACTGTAGTAAATAGCACTTGGCATATAATTAGGAGTTTCATTGCAGGCGTACCCAAACATAAGTCCTTGGTCACCAGCACCAAAGTCATCTGTGCCTAATGCAATGTCAGGTGATTGACCATGTAGTTCGTTATATACTTTTAATTTTTCCCAATGGAAGCCATCTTGTTCATAACCAATATCTTGTACAACTGCTCTAACAATGTCCTCAATGACATCCTTGTCAAACTTGTCACTTTTGTATTCACCTGCAAGTGTAACCATGTTAGTAGTTACCAATGTTTCTACAGCCGCTCTGTGATTTTCTTTGCCGTCTATTAAATATGTTGCTACTGCATCCGAAATCAAATCTGCGATTTTATCTGGATGTCCTATGCTAACACTTTCGCTTGTAAATTCATAAGTCATTATTGCTCCTCTTTTATAAAGATACCATCAACCATTTTTCCTTTACGGTCTTTGATATCTTCGTATGCTACTTCTAAACATTCTTCTAATGTTAATTTGTTTCTGGCAAGTATGTTAATCATTACAACTAACATATCACCGATGTCGTCCCTGATGTCATTGCCCTTACACACATTATCACTGAGTTCTCCGAGTTCTTGTAATAATTTAAGAACTTGATCTTTGTCAGTGGCTCCGTCGATAAGGTTTCTATCGTAATGCCATTGTTCAACTTTTTTGACTAATTCGTCCATTATAGTTTGCCTTCTTCTCTCATTTGTTCACGTATTTTAGTAGCACTGATATCGTGTGTAGCATCGTCAAAAACTTCTTGCTCAATCTTATACCCAACATCTCTACCATACGTTATGTTTAACAAGTTTGGTACAACTTGTATTTTTACTTTACCAGCAAATTTGTATAAACTTTGTTGTAAGTTTTCTACAACTTCATATGCTGGAAAAGGATTCTTGTCATCTGTTGGCATATCTCTAACCATTAAAAACACTTGATTGTGTTTAGCCAATGCTCTATCGAACAATGCTTGGTGCCCAGGATGCCAAGGCTGAAATCTACCAAGCATTTGTGTTGTGGGTGCCTGGTTATCCCAAATAAATTTTTGACCAATTTCATAAGCAATTATTTTAGCATCTACATCACCACGTTGTTCTAGTACGTTGTAATCTGTTGCTACTGGTCTTTGAAATACTTTGTTAGTATCTTCAAATCTGCCTTCTTCTATTGTGTCTACAAAAATTTCATAGTCAGCAAAGAATTTATTCCTAGCATTTTCAAAAGGTGCTACAAAGTCTGCTATGGCAATCTTGCCTTCTAATTCAGCATTTACACATAAATCAATCATTCGTTGATTTTGTCTTAATCTACCTTCTTCAGAAAAGTCCCAGTCGTCTGCTTCTTCTCTGACTTTATCTGCGTTGAACCAGGCTACTTTATCGCCTAAGTATTCAACTAGTCGTTCTGCTAAATATGTCTTACCACTTCCTGGTAATCCAAATATTAATACTCTCATTTATTCTCCGTTTTGTTCACGTTCCCATTCTGCGTTATCGTCGAAGTCTTGTAAATAAACTTCATCAAGTTCATTATACTTGTCATCTGAGTCGTGCCACTTTTTATTTAACCAGCCAACTTCTGCATGATAACTTTTACCGGTGCTGTCATTTTGCTCGTATTCTGCGTCTAATTCAACCTTGTTGTAATACACTCTATCAATGAATTCACCTAAATTAGTTTCTACAATGCCCATGCCTAATTTGTATTGATCAAAGTCTTCACCATCTGTTTCTACAAAGTAACTGGCAAACGTACCTTTCTCACAACTATGAAATGCTAACACTGGTACATAATGATTACCTTCGTCGTCGTCTTCGTTTACAACATTAGGTTCTTCATTACTAAAGTAACCGCCTTCTCTTCCATACATGTGAATAGCACTAAAACTTCCAACTTCATTCTCATAATCATAATCATTTTCGCCATCTGATGGAACTTCGAAAACTGTTAGTTCTGAATCACCGTATGCACTATTGATATGTTCGATATCATCACATTCCCACATATAGTAATCTTCTCTTGGTGCAGGAATTTGTTCAGGATCATCGTGTTCCGCATTTTCGTCAAGATCGTCGTTGCCACCCCAGTCATCAAATGATAAAACTGTGTCTACTAACTCACCTTCGTCCATGCCTATAGTTTTTGCAACGAACTCATTTGCTACTTCTCCAATAACTAATTCGCCGCCATAATAACCGCTATCGATTCTAAATCTTCTTTTTGCCATATTTTTCTCCTTACATTACGTCGCTTAAATTTACCACCTCTGGTATTTTGTTTGCCTCTTTTACAAATAACACACTTTTAGGAACAGATTTTTGCTCTATTGGGGTTACTAGTAAATGCCCTGGTTTTAACTTTGGAAAAAACCATTTAATATCCTGATAATAATTAGTGATAAACACTTCTTCTATCTCTGGAATCTTGTTATTCATAGGATTAAACACTGGTGTTTTAAAACCTCTATTATTTAAACTTGTAAGTGGCACTATTTCTATTTCTGTGTGATATTCGTCATCGCAAATTGCTATACTCCAATCCATTGGCATCTTTACTTCGTGCCCGCCAATGTTTAGTACAACTGCTGGTGAATAAAAACTTTCTAGGAAGATCAGTTCTAACCAATAATAATCATAGAATTCTGGGTCGCTAACATCTAAGACGCAATACCGTAAGTCATTAATTTGATCTGGTACACTATCTAAATCATAAACGTTGTTTTCAATTGTTAAAATATTCATATCTTCTCCGTAAACATAATTATAGCACCTTTATTTTAAAAGTCAATCTATATTTAAATATATTCTATTTTTGTAACCTTAAACGGATACTCTGCTTCTCTGTAAAATTTCTTTCTTTCTGTTAAATGCTTTTTACTGTATTTTAGTGTGCTAGTAATATCGAACACATTTACAAAGTCTTTGTCTTTGGCTTTCCTTATACCCCTGCCAATACTTTGTATTACCCTAACAAAACTTTTGCCAGGTTCGATTAATACCAAATTAAATATCCTTGGTATGTTAATACCAACTGATGCCACTCCATAAGTAGCAACAATTACTTTGCCTTCTGCTTCACTAATTTCGTCATAGTTTTCTTTTCTTTCTGATGCTTTCATTCCACCACTTACAAATACCCAGTCTGGGTTTTGTTCTATAAGTAATTCGCCTGTTTTTATTCGGTCTACTAGTATTAACGTATTACCGTTATCAGTCATGCCATTGATAAGTTGACTTATGAATTTTATTCTTTCAGGATTAGTTGTTATCCATTTTAGTTCTTGTGCATAGTTACTAAATCCTACATGAGTGTCTACTAACTGTAATACATTTACTTCTAAGTTAGATAGTACGCCTTTGTCTTGTAATTCTTTTGCACTTAATTGTCCTATTACAGGTCCTATAGTGCTAGTCATTGCAACTGCTTCGTGTTGGTCTTTTGGTATTGTACCTGTTAGTCCCCAGCGAATAGGAACATTAGAAAATACACTACTTAATAATTGTTTTAAAATATCTGCTTTTGCTTTGTGTACTTCGTCAATCATTATGCACACTACACCATCAATAAATTCACTGATATCAAAGTCTACTGCTTCCTTGGCTTTAGATTTTTTGTGTAGTATTTCTAAACTTTGCCAAGTGCAAATTGTGTGCGTTTTATTGTATTCTTTTCTGTCCCCGTAGAAAACACCAACATCAAGTCCTAAATGCTTGTAGTCCGCTTCTGTTTGCGTTACAAGGTCCTTATTAGGCACTATCACTATTGTTCTACCGTACTTCTCACATTGGTGACTAAGTGCGGCCGTTACTAGAGTTTTACCAGCACCTGTGGCAATCTCTTGTATGCATTGTGGGTTTGCTAAAAACTTGTTAATTATTTCTACTTGATAATCTCTAAGTATAATAGGCAAACCTTCTGCAGGATGTTTCTTAGGCCAACTAAACTCTTCATATGTGTCTTGTTTTACTTCCTCAAACTCAAAATCCCATTTTTCTCTTTTGTCATCTAACACTACTTCGTAACCCAAACTAGTTACTACTGGAATAAGTTGGTCTAATAAATTCAAATAACTCCTACCACCGACATCACAAAATCTCATAAAGCCGTCCCAACGACCTAACTTGTAAGCCGGCATATGATATGCATATGGTAAAAAGTATTTGCAAGTATCAGAAAGTTTTCTGCGTGTGGCTACATCTAAGTCGTGAAACTTAATGTTTACTTCGTCTCTTATTTCTAATCTTGTTTGTCTAGCCATAAAGTTTATTATACATTAAATGTGTGTGATGTCAATCTTATTCATATGATACTTTTACAGATTTCAATACTTCTTCTGTTGTATCCTGATTGCGATACAGTACCAAACCCCAAAGAAAAACCGGTATTGTCTTGCTTATGATATGGCAAGTAGTAATGCAACTTTTCTATAGTTGCAACAGGTCCAAATGCAATTATATCGACGCCATTGTTATACAGTTCTTTACCACGTAAAAAATCTTCGTATGATGCAATTTTAATTACAAATATATTGTAATCTTTTACAACGTCACATATATCTTTTATGTTCTCAACTTCATCTGGTAATATAATACAAGATATAAATTCTGCTGATTCTTTGCAATGAGATTTTAATGTGTCAATATCAATTTTATTATCTGTATATCCTACAGCAAGTCCTGTGGAGTTAGAGTTTGATAATGCATTTATTGTGTGCATGTCAGCATTATTAACTGTTATAACACAATCCTTATGTGCTAACATGTTGTGTCTAAAATACTCTCTCGCGGTCATAATTGATGTAAAAATATCATTGCCGTTATTAGTTGATTGGAACGTTATATCAAAAAAACCTGTTAATGATAATATACTTTTTTTAACATTAGACACGTCGATATCTTTTTCTAAGTTGTCGTAAAAATATGAAAAAGATTTCTTTTCGTCTGATTCTAGTATTAGTCTACTAGGTGATTGATGTAATGTAGCAAAGACATTTTTACCTTTTGCATTAGGTATTACTTTTACTTGGTGCCATTTGAGATAAGATTTTAATACATCTTCTAATGTTGACTCGACAGATTCGTCTAACGATAGTACGAATTTTTCTTCTTCTTTAATTTCGTGTATTGATTCAAGCAGTTCATCTAATATATCTAAATTGATATATCTTCCATACCTGCTGTCCTCAATTTCACTATGTGTCCTATCTGCCATTGTTTGGTGTCTAATCCTTTCATTATACCGAGATACTTGTTTCTTAATAAGCCAAACTGATTTGTCAATGATGTTAGTGTTACTACTTCGTCATCGCCATCTACATATTTGTCAGCATCTCTTGAGGTTAACTGTCTGTTATAACTTTCTAAAAAGTTTCTAAATACTTTACTGCGTGTTTTACGCAATTGAATGTTTATGTGTTCTAGAATTGCTTCTATTTCTTGTAATTGATTGAACCTGTGTTCTGTAATGCCAGGCAATGAGGCACTATTACGTTCCACATTGCCCTTGATATAACATTCTTTTTTTGCCTCTAGTAATTCTTCTTCAAAATAATCTATTGCATCTACAATGTTACTTAAATTACCAGATACTTTGTTATACCATCCTGCCATTACTAATCCCAGTCCTCTTCGTCTTCTTCATGATCTTCTACTTCAAAGTATTCTTCAATTGCTTGACGTAAATGTTTATCACAGTCATTGATACTTACTTTGTCATAGTCTACCATTCCTTGATCATCAAATACTCTAACCAAGTTAGCACAAACTTCGTCACGTTCTTTAACGTTTACCGAAGGTTTAACACATTCCCAAGATTCTATTATTAAAGTTAAATCTATCATTCAACATTCTCCTCGTATACTGAAGGGTCGTCAATTTCATTTTCATCAAAGTCATCTTCTACTACTTCTGCAATTACTTTAGGATTTTGACCCCATTCATCAATAATTACCTGAAGTTTATCTCCTGTCCAGCCTTTTCTGAACTCTTTAATCTCTTCACCTGTTACTGGTGAAACATAAGAGAGTTTGTTACCAACTTTATCTACAATACCTTTTGCTTCTAACATTTCTAACATACCACTGTATGGGTCCATGCCGGTCTCATACGGAATCTTAATTTGTACACCTTCAAAAGGTTTGCTGTATCTTGACTTCATTACTTTACATGCCGCTCTAATACCTTGCACAGTAGACACTTTGTTTCCGTCTGCATCTTCTTTTAGTTTTAGTTTCTTGATAGCAACCACTATGCTACTTGCGTACACAAAGCCTTGTCCGCCACTGATTTTATCATCTGGGTCAAACATATCTTGTGATGCGTATGTGTGGTTAGTACAAACTAATCCAATTGGATAAGGTGCTAGTTGGTTAACTGTATTCCTAACTAAGGCTGTTAATGCCTTTGGTTTTCTACCCATGTCACCTTTCATGTCACCTTTTTCAAATTGAGCAACATCGGTTGGTGTAAGTAGCATACCTAAACTATCAACAACAAATAACAACTTAGGCATTTCTTCATACTCTAAATCACCGTAGTTACTTTTATAGTCTTTCATAAACTCTGAAATAGCCTTTGCTACATCGTCAATCATTGATACACTAATTTTTAATAGTTTAGATGGATCTGTGTCAACGTTTAGTGCTTTTAGCCAATCTTCGTCTAACGCATTCTCTGAGTCAAATAACACTACCTGACATCCTTGTTCCTGTGCGTTTCTTACTAAATTACCCGAACAGATAAAACTTTTACCCGATCCGGACTCGCCGGCGAACACACTAACTTTTCCTAGTGGTACGCCTCTGTTAAAGTCACCACTGATCAAATAGTTGAGTGTGTGGTTACCTGTGCTGATCCAATCTACTGGATCATGGAAGCCGGCACTAATACCACTAATACTTTTAGTGATGCCGGTTCTAAATTTACTTAAATCAAATGGTTTTTGCATTTTATACTCCGTATATATTTCTTTCTTTTAATTCTTCGACTAGTTTCTGTGCCCATCTTTCGTGTCCTGCCTCATTGGCATGGCCTCCGTTAATTCTAACTTCTGGAAATTGTCCACTCATTATCCAGTCCCAATAACTTGTTTCCATGTAATGGATTTTATCTATTGCATTATGTAATGATTTATCTACTGGGTGATCACCAGACCAAAATTTTACGTCTTCGTCTTCTAGTGGTGCTTGATCCTTTGTGTTTGTCATTACATCAAACATTAGATATGGAATGTTATTGTTTTTGCATATATTTTCACATATATACATTGTCCTATATTTTTGTGCTAATAAGTCATCTGCTAAACAGATAGGCAAAAACTGTTTGTACGTTTCATATCTTTCTGAGCCTTCTGTCATTTCTGGTGCTCTCCAACTGTTCACTAAATTGTAATGATACGAACCATCTTCGTCAAATCCGTCTGCATATTCAAATCTGCCTAAACAAGTCCAACCTAGTATAACTAAGTCTGGTTTAGGGTTACCTGCAATGTATTCAACTAACAATCTTTCAGTTCGCATAATACTAGCACCAGGTTGCCCTAGATTAATACATTCATCTATTTCTAAAAGTTGTCTTAATTTTTCTGGGTAAGCCTTGTATATTGATTCAGGACGATTGTCACCTTCGCCGTATATTTCTGCACCAAATGTGTGGCTATCACCTATTGCTAATAATGTACTCATTTTTATTCCTTAAAAATGTAGCCATACTAGTTCTCTGAAGTAAACAGGACCAAGTATTCAAATCCCTAAGTATGGCTACTAGTCGTCAACTACTGCTGACGATTCCTAATCATCTGCAGGATGTCATCTGCAGATGCTTTACCAGTTTCATTAGAAGTGTTTTCGGCAGAAGCACTTACTGTTTCTGTTACTGGTTCAACTACCGGTGCAGGTGCTACAGGCTCAGCCGCTGGTGCTGGTGCCGGAGTAGTTTCTGCTACTGGAGTCACTGGAGCCTGAGCCGGTGCTGAAGGTGTTTGTACCTTAGCAGGTGCGGCCTGGCCAATAGGTCTAAAAAAGTTACCGTACTTATCGCTGTCATAAAGTTCGCCATTTACAGAATCTTGGAACATGTTGTAAATAACATCTACTTCCTCTGCTGTTGGCTTCTTAGGTAAGAAATCTTTAAGATCAAATAAACCATGTGTATCAACACTGGCAAGTTCATTTTCATCTAATGATCTTTCTTTCCTTGCCCACTTACTTGTTGAATAGTCAGCATACTGACCTTTTGTGGTTTTTGTTAATCTAAAGTCTGTGCCATTTACATAATCTGTTGGAATGTTTTCCATGTCTGGGTCCATTAATGCACCCTTGATTATATTAAAGATTTGAGGTCCAATAATGAATCGTCTAATTGGATTCTCTGGAGTTGTATCCTCTTGAAGTGGACTATCTACCACAAATCCTTGGAATATATAACTTCTTTTTTTCCAGTACTTGCGACCCATATCTTCTAATGAAGGATCTTTGAACCAAGGTCTGATTTCATTATGAACCGGACATTGTTCTCCCCACATTTCCATACAAGGTACTTGTACAGTTGTAGGTTTCATGTCACCACCCTTTATGCCAGGGAACTGTAAACGAATCATTTGTCGTTCAGTCCAAAAGAATGTGTTGTTGGGGTCTCCGTCTGGTAAGAATCTCATTGTAGCACTAGTGCCCTCTGAGATGTTCCAAAATGGGAAGATAGCATTATCGCCACCTGTTTGTGAACCGCCTGGTTTAGTATCCATTGCGGCTAGTTTTGCTCGTATTTCAGCCAATGTTGCCATGTTTTTTCTCCTTGTTTGCCATGTTGTGTAATATTAATTCTTACACTTGTTTGCCTATTATAATGCCTTTTGAAGTTGAAGTCAACCTCTTTTTGCCATGTTATGTAATCTAATTTAAAATTTCTTTTAAACTAACTTTACTATATTATATATCAAAATTAGCAGATTTTGTTTAATTTTTCGGTAAAATCAACAAATTCTACTAAATCTTGGTCTATATTACTTTCTACTCTTTCATTTACTTTACTGATTAATTTCTTAACCATGTTTACAGTAAATTCGTCAAGTTTCTGATCTTTCAGAATCTTAACTGTTGTGTTGTTGATAAATTCTTTTAAAATTTTGTCATCAATGCTTTCACTAATTGTATTTAATTTGTATGCAATTTCTGATTTTTTATTAGGAAATTCAACAGCATCTTCGTTAATTGCTGGTACACTAAATCTATTATTTTCAATAGAATGCTCAATATACTCTGCAACTGAACGTTGAATATTAACTAATCTATTAATGCTAGGAAATGCAGATTGTACAGTATTGTCAACATGCTTTTCTGTGAATAAACCTGATAAATCGTGTTCGTCTTCACTTAATGTCAATGTATTCATTGCGTCAATTGTATCTACTGCTTTAGCATAAGACTTTGCTCCACTTAATTGTTTTAAGTTTTGCCTCATTGTAGATATAGATTCTTTTGCTATTTGTACATACTCGTTATTTTGTTCATTCACTAATCCTTTTTTGTCTACATATCTAACAAATTGTGACAATTCGGAAATGTTTTGTACCATTTCATTAATTGAATTGCCTACTTGATCAAAAGGATTGCCACCATTATGTACGTGGCGTGCCATTGCTCTGGCACCTGCTAAACTTTTATGAGGTAATGCAAATCTTTCATCTGCACGTTGTATAAAGATCTTTGATATTTGTCTACTTCTTGATCCTCTGACTTCTTCGTTAACTGGTTTGTTGTGTCTTACAACTATTTTTACTGCGTCTAGAGGTTGGTAACTTGTTTTGGTGCTACCATACATTTTTCCTAGACTTGCTTCTGTTACTTCTGCTTTCACTTTATACTCATCGTGTTTTGGCGTAATGTTCTTGCCATAGATTTTATACTTAAAACTGTATAAACCATTATGTGCAATTTCTTTTATACCTTTATGTATTTTATTTATGATGTCTTCATCGACAACCTTCGATCTGCTTAACTTAACTTCTTTTTCTGCTGAATCTACAGTGACCATTACATTTGGATCACTGCTAAAAAATCTTTCAGCAATATCAACATCTAATGTATCGTTGCCTTGATCGTCTTTTAAAGTCAGTTTTAATCCATTACCTTTTAGGAAATCAAAGATTTTGGTATTAATTTCTGCTTTATTATTCATACTTATATTTATCAAAAAAACTAATTATAAAACACCTATTGGCATAGGACCGCTATAATCGTCGTCGTCCCCGCCGACACTGGTTTCTATTTCGTCGTATATAGCATCTTCGTATTGTGCTATGTATGTGATCATTCTTACTGTAACTAAAGTAGCCATAACTAAGTCATCACTACCTCCTGGTTTTGCGGCAAATGTTGTACCACGTGCTACAAATTCTTTTAATTCTCTAATTATATTTTTACTGCGTAATGATAATTTACCGTTTTCAATTAAACGTTTCATTGCCAACGCACCTTCCATTTTATTTTTATGATGGGTGTGATATCCTTTGCGACCTTTCTTGCCCTGTACTTTGTTAGGTTCATGCAGGAATGTTCCAGGGAAACTTTCTTCACCAGTGTCTCTAATAACCACAAGTGCCGCTTCACCGATAGCATTGTTTTCTACTGTCCAGTATATTTCATTAGCACCGTAACTCTGTATTTCTAATGCTATGTCTCGCAGTAGTTTTACTTGCCCTTCAATTGGTGTTTTGTTGTGTTGCCATTCACATACTTGATTCATACTAGGTAAGTCGTAACACACTATGGCGGCATTGTCTCCCCCTGTTCCTGTGCTAGGATCTAATGTAATTGTATATATTTTGTTTGGGTTAATGTTTTCATACCAACGTATTTGACCGCTACGTCTAATTGGGTCAACTCCTTTCATATCAACTAGTTTAAGTGAATCAATAAGTGTTTCATCGTATATGATAAATTCGCATTCGTGTTCGCGTCTAAATCTTTCTTCGCCAATCCTACTACGTTCTGCTTTTGCCCACAGTTCGTCTCTGTCCGGGTGCTCTTGCCAATTTACCCGGAATGCTTTGAATCCATTTGTGCCTACATCGCTTTCATTACCGTGATCATCTACTTCTCTGATTGCTTGATGCCAGATATTAGCAAATGTATCATCGTCACTGTTAGGTGTAGATGTTACTATACATTTACCACCTGTACTTAATGTTGGTGATAATGATGTCCAAAATTCAGCCGCTATCCTTGGTGGCACAAACGCAAACTCGTCTAAGTAGACTAACGAAAGTGACATACCCCTACCAGTATTTTCAGTTGTTGTAGCACTTACTATTCTGCTACCGTTATCAAAACTCAAACTACCTTTATTATATTCTGTTACACCTGCTCTAATATGATCTGGAACACTTTCATACGCATAACGTATACGTTGCATAATTTCCTGTGCGCCTGTGTGCTTATGTGCCGCTACAAGTATTGTGCTGTCAGCGACAAACATAGCATACCAAAGTAAGTATGCGGCCGCACACGTTGTTTTACCTGTCTGTCTAGGTAACATGTTTATACTATATCGATATTGCGAGTAAGTGTGTATTAACCTTTCTTGGAATTCAAAAGGTTGAAAATCTATACCACCTTTTGTAGGATGTTGTATTTTTACAAATTTTCCCATAAAGAATGCTGGTCCACTTATTGGATCCATGCAATTTTGTAATTCCACGATTTGATCTTCAGTGAAGTTTTGCTTTGCAAATGCTCGTTTGGTTAAACTATAATCCTGCGTTCCTTTAGGCATACAGTTATTTATGTGGGTTTTTGGTTAAGAAAAGTGTTTACAGGCTTTTGTAACGATTCATTAATGCGTTAAGAATCTCTTTTTTATCACCAGCAACTGGGTCGTAACCTGTTGCTTTTGGTTTGAGACTTATAACTTTCATTTTCATTTTTGATTCTTCGTCATCGCCGTGTTGATCGCAGTCTGAACATTCGCACTCATCACCAGGCTTTCCACAACCATCACAAACATCTGCGTACTCGCCTTGTTTTGGTTCTTCATCGTGATCATGTTCTTCTTCTGAATCTTTGCCTTTAGGTAATGTGATACCTGCAAGTTTTAAAATGTCGTGTAGTTCGTCCATGCTGTCAGCATTAGCACTAACAGTAACAGTATTATCGCCTTGCTTCTTAGTCTTGCTATAAGTTACTGTTTCTTTGTCATCTTGGTCGTCTGCACCTTGCATTCCATAAGGTGATGAAGTATAAAATGACTCCATCAGTGACATATATTTTCTAATTTCTTCTGACATTATTGTACCACTGGTCCTTGATTAATGTGATATTCGTTACCTTGTACACTTGGATCGTGTGCTAAACCTACTGCGTCTGCTAAAGGTTTTAGGTCGTCTCCCATCATCATGCTTTTGCTTGGATAGTTACGGAAATAGTCTGCACCTTTTTCGTTTTTAACTTTTTGTAATTCATCTAAAAACTTAGAATTGAACTCTTCGCCGTACATGCCTAATTCTGCAAAATCTAAATCTTTGTTTTCAATTTCGTAATGTGCTTGTTCTTCATTAGTTAATTCGGCATTTTCCATGTCTGCATATCTATCCTTGTCATTTTCGATTCTGTTTTTAGTAACTTCATCTTCTAATGTTCTTGGACTTTCTACTGGTTGAATAACAACATGCTCTGACATCATTTGCATATTTACTGCTACCCAAACTTCTAATAATCTTTCATTAATTGGATATTGTAATACAACGTCTACACTTGTTACTTCTGTTGGTCCTTTAAGTTTTTTGTTTTTAAAATCTAAAGGTTCTTCTTGAATAGGAGTTCTTTTAGCACTACTAACACTTTGTACACCGTATTTACCTAGAATATTTTCCAACTGCTTTATACCTTCGTTAGATATATCTCCAGCGAATTTAATTCTATAGTTAAAAGTTTTTTCAAAACTTTCTGTTATAAATTGTTTAAAAGGTGTTTTCATAATCTCTCCTATGTAGTTATTTATCTTTTTTGTTTAAAATTTGAAGGATGTGGTTTCTGTCCATAACTCCTCCTTCGCTTTTAGATTCCGAACCTTCTGTTTGATCTAGTCTCATTTTGCGTATTTGTAAGTCAATCATTTTTAATTTTTTGTCAACTTTAGCATTTTTGCTGTCCATTGCTATTTGTAACATCTTACTTGCTGTTTCAAAAACTCTACCGGCATGAGCATCTTGCACATTCATACCTAAGTTCATAAGTTCGTCATAACTGTCTAGTGCCTTTTGTGCAATGTCTTCCATTTCATTGTCATGTGCTGTTAAATCTTTAACCTTAGGTAGTGCCGAATCTATTTTTTCAGCATTTGTAAGTGCCTCTTTAACTTCTACTTCTGTGATTTCTTTGCTTTGTTCTTTTGTATCAGCAGGTAACACGTCTTCTATAGGCGGTAAATTAAATTCTTCTTCCAGTTTGCGTGTCATAGTTGTATTTAGTTCTTTCTCTTCTTGGTGTTCATGTATATGTGATTCTCATTCAACACTCTAAAACGTACACCTTTGCGTTGACACCATTCATTTGCGGCTGTCCATTTTGCTAAATTAATAGCAACTTGTATTTTTTCTGCACTACTTCTTGCACTTTCCATTGTACTTTGACTGCCAGGTTTGATCTCAATTACTTCCATATGATTCTTGCCATTTTTATCAGTGTAAATTACTGTGAAGTCAGGCACATAAACTGTGTGCTTACCTGTCACAGGGTGTCTATATGGTATTTTGATATTTTCACTTGCCCATTGTGTAATGTTTGGATGGCTATCACACATGTTCATAAATGCTAATTCCCAACTGCTACGATAGTAAGGAGATTTTGCACCTGCATACTTATTTGGGTTTTGTGGTTCGAATGTGCCTTTGGCGTATTTTGCCATGTTACGCCCCTATAAGTAGGCGAACGTATTTGTCTGATGTAGTATTTACAGAATTTTGAAATCTTACTGAATTTGGTAAAGTATTATTGATAAGATTTAGTACATCATTGCTTATTGATATCTTGTTATCTTCTTTTGTATAAAGTGATAGTACATTAACTTCTGTGCTATCTGCGATTTCTTTTAATGTGATTGTATAAAAGTTTGCTAATTTGTCTGTCAAACCAGCACTTTTAAAATCTGCAAATACCTGTTCGATTTTATATCCGTCTAGGCCGTTTTTAACTGTGTTTGCCTGTGTTGTTAATTGTTTTATTTGCAGTACTTCAGGATTAATATTTAATTCTTCACCTGTTTTAGATATAATTTTGTAGGAGTTATTAGACTTATTTGTATCAAAATCTACTCCAAAATTTTTGTATATATTACTCATTAGTTTATATTAAACTTGTTAAGATTTTTATTGTTTTTCTTTAATAAGCCATCTGTGAGTTCATTTGCTTTTTTTCTTACAGCATTACGCACTAAATTACCAAAGAATCCAATTTCCTCTGGATCGTCCCCTGCTGTTTTAATTGATTCTAAACTGCCGCCATAGTCTTGTCTTTTTGCTGTATTTACATCACTTAAATCTTTGGCTCTATTGCCGGCACGTTGAGTTAACCCAAATAACCCTTTTACAATTCCTCTAAGTCTATCCCCTCCTGGATTAAATGGCGTTGACTTAGTATAATCCTCTATAGCCCCTTGTAAGAATGTACTTTCTTCGTCATAATCAAAATTTATAACAGGAGAATAGTGTAACTTTTCGTATTCGAATGAAAAGGTTATTTCTTGTGAACTTCCTGAGCCTGCATAATCTAGAGGCGTAAACGAGACGTCACCAATCATTGGATTGACTGCTGTTGTACGTTGTACTGTTTGGCCGTGCATTTGATATACATGAATATTATTAAAAAATTGTGAATTTTTTGCATCATGCATGTCTATGCCATCAAATTGACTCATGTGGTCGCCTTCGTGTCTTATTAATTTACTATTATGTACGACACTATTCCAGTCTTGTATTTGACCACTTGCAATACCTGGTGTTGTTTGAGTATGTCTACCGTCGGTAAAATGATAGTTATAATATACTTGCCATAGTTCTTGCCATGTGCTTGATACATCATCATGTACCGTTACATTAAACGGCTTGAACTCTTTTGTTAGAATTACTGGAACATTTTTATTATATTTTGGTCTTTTTTCAATAGTCACAGCCATAGTTGGTATGTCTATTGTTTTAACCATTTGTGCTAAATCAAAAGGCCCAGTCGTGTTTAAGAACAATGCCTGCAATGTGGGGTTTAGTTCAAAATGAACTATATATTGAAACGGCAAGCGAGGGGGGTTACCGGAACTAAAACTACCAAGTTTACTACTTGCGTGTCTAGGTCCGGCTACATAAATCCCGTTTTTAACTTGTCCGCCGATTAACTCTTTCCAGAATTTTGCCATCGGTTCTCCCTATAGAATAGGCCTAAATTATACTCCAGTGCCTGGTGTTGCTGGTAGTGGTGATACTAATGGGAATGGATCACCTGCGGCAACTTTACCACCGAGTGTATTAGGTCCAGCCACATGTACCGCGTTATCGTATCTGACGGTCAAGTCTAATTGAACAATTTCGCTGGCATCATATGAATGATCACTATAGTTAACCTGTTGTAGCATACATCCTTCTAGTTCCCATTGCTCTGTTGGCTCAGCATTTGTACCATCTAAGACTTGGATAAGCATATCAAACTTGTAGTCTCCACCACTAACTGCGGTAGTTTGTTCGAAATGGTTAAATTGTCTTTGGATTTGCTGACCGACTAAAGCGGAAACTTGGTTAGTAATATCATCCCTTAAACTGAGATTAATCGCTTCCCATTGATGTTTACCTGATATATATGCACGAGAGTTATAACTGTGAACTTCAACTTCGTCAACATTAAATGTTGGTCTAGTTACACTCACGATGTTACTTGTGAACTCATCGGTTCTACCACCTGCTCCAAATCCAGTTACGAGTACACGGAATCTGTATTTGAGTTTAGGTTGTAAGATACCTAATCGAGCACCTTCAATAGGTACACCAAATTTATCTTTTGTTACTGCCATCTTTCGATCTCCTAATCACATGTTATACATGCTATTGCATTTATTTATCTCTTTTCGGCCAAAAATAAAGGGTGGAAAAATCCACCCTTCATAATTTTTAGAATAATCTTATTCTGAGCCTGTTTGACCAAGTGTTGACTGAATTCTAATCGGAATGTATATAAATTCAACTGCTTTAGTTGGCTGAATTGCTATATCCAAGTATAATTCGTTTTTATCAATCCTTGCAGGTGTGTTATTTGTGGTATCACAAACACTAATGAAGTCAAATAAACCTCTTAGTGTAACTAGTTCTGATAATAATTGATCAGCAACTCGTTTTACACCGGATCTTGTTATTCCATCGTTTGGTTCAAATAAGAAAGGCTTAACTGCGATATCTAATTGATATCTAATATAGTTTACAAGCCTTGCTACGTTGATTCTATCTAATGCACTTGCAGTTGGGTTAAGAGTTTTCTGCCCAAATACAACTAAGCCTCTTCCTGGGAAGTTTGCTATTGGATTAACTTTATTTGCATAAAGTGTATCTCTTTGTCCATTGTTAAGTGAAACTGGAACAAACTCGCCTGCTGTTCCGTCTACATAACCGACACTAGTTGCGTTTTGTACGATACCTCTTTGATACCCTGCTGGTGCAAACCATTGATATGCCACATTGTCATTGAATGCAAATGTTCTTAATGCAATATGTGAAGCCGGTACAGCCACACTAGCACCATCTAAGTTTGTTGTTAAACCTGATGGATAGTGTACTGAAACGTATGGATTACTTGTAATAAGTCCATCTTCACCGTTTTCACTTGCGTTATTGGCATTGGTTGCCCAATTTTTCATGCTTGTTGCATCTGATTTCAATCTCATTGGACTATCAGCAACAATAAATGCGACTTCTTTCTTATCTGTATTAAGAGTAACCATCTCATCTATTAATTCTGGATATCCAGGAGAGGAAATCAAGTTATAGAAATTAACTTCACTTCTTATTTCGCTATTGTTTGCTATTGCGGCCTGCAATGATTGTACAATAACTTTTCTCTGTGCTTTTCTACCCATGTAAGGTGAACCGTCTGCTTTATTGCCTGACTCACTTACCCATACATTAGTTAATGTTCCACCGCTGTATGCATATGATGTGTAGTATTTCTTAACGTTTTTACCACTGGCTCTAAAGTTCCATGCTAAAATACCAAATGGTACTGTTGCTGGTGCTATTGCGTCTGCATCAACAGATGCTGAACCATATGATGCTAAATCTAAGAACTGAATACCGTCTGCAGACACTTGGTCTGTGTTATCAACTAGTATCCATGCACTTGATTTTCTTTTGTAAATTTTTGGATAGTTTTCCAAATCATCTGAATCAACCCAAAGGTCGCCGTCCACTAAAGAACCGCCATCGCTTTGTGTTGTAGGCTCACTCGCCGCTACGTTTACATCGTAGTCTGAAGAGTATTTTGTCCATGTTGCAGTTCCGCCAACATTTTTGTTGTACCAAATGTCAACTGCTGAACTACTGTCATACCAAAGTTTACCTGTTATTAAGTCACCTACTGGTGCTGAAGTACCAAATTCATAGTTTTTACTATCAATTGATGCAACTGTTCCAGATACGTCTGCAACTTTAAAGTTACTGTAATTACCAGTAGCAATGTTTAAGTTTGTGAACACGTTAAATGCTACACCACCTACACTACCATTGAAAACATCAATGTCTTTACCGTCACTAGCAACGATTGTGATTTTACCAGATACATTTGATGCTACAACATTTGTAGCACTTCCTGATGCTAATGCATCATTTATATCTTGAACCATGTCGTCAACACTTACATTACCGTCGCCACTTGTATCAGTATTAAATTTAACATCAATGTTTGATGCACTATTATTAATTTTCAATCTGATGCCGTAATCTGACCCACCAGTTTGTTGTGATATTGTTGTGTCGCTTAAAGCGGATGAACTTTGTATTTGTAAACTGCTTTGACCGTTATGTCTTCTTAAAGCAAACCTTCCGTGTACATCTGAATCAAGTTTATTACCTGAATCGTACTCTACAAAGAAAGTACCTGCATTTGGTGTAGCACCAATACTTGTACTTGCATAAGCACTTGCTGAATTGGCATAACCTTCTGCTGTTGTACTGACCCATGAAGCAGTAGATGTGTTATAAACTTTAAGTCCATATTTTAATCCACTTGCGGCTGATGTTGTTTGTACAATTAAATCACCACTTTGAAGAGCACTACTATCTTTTCGTGCAGTTGGTCTGTTTAAATGTGTAACAAACTGACAGTCTTTACCAGTGTTTGCTTCGAATGTACTTGCATCTGTGAACTCATGCCATACAGATGATGCTTTGTAGAAATATACTACTTCTGCTGTTGCTTTACCGTTTTGATCTATACCTAAGATTCCAATGTCTCCAGTTTTACCTACTGATGGTTTTGGTACGCCACCGGCAGTAATTTCATCTTTTGAAAAAATCTTAGGGTCTGTTTTTTCTACATACTTGGGAATAGTCCCAGATGTGTCATATGTAAAGATACCCCACTTAGTAGCACTTGAGTCTACCCATATTGTTGCATTTGCCGGGGATTCCGACGGTGCACTTGACAATGGTTTTAATTCATCTAAGTCTACATCTGATCTAAGAACGTATGCTCTTGAAGCCAGACCTAGAAAACTGTGTGCGGCTAATAAACCGTACTCGTTTAATTCGTAACCATGTTGTGGAGTTCCTCCTGTGCTGTAGAATTGTGGATTTCCGTATTGCTGTAACAATTCTCTTTGACTTGTAATTAAGTAAAGTTGGTTATCTGACTCTGCTTTAGAATAAGGTGCTAGACCTGATCCATCGGGGTTAGATTTGTTCTTTGCTGTTGCGATTACAATCAAAGGTACTGTTCCAGGACCTCCAGGCGAATAAAACGATTCGTCTGATACTGAAATGTCTACACCAGGTGATACTAATGTTGCCATATTTTTCTCCTATAATACCTTGTTTGGTTACATGTATTTATTAAAAAATGCAATAATCATGGTATTATAAAAATAACTATTCAGTAATTTTTAGGAAAAATGATAAATAAGACCTTAAATTATCTCTATGGTATTTTCAGTGAATATTTCTGGTTTTGTTGGAAGTTTTTCTAATATTTGATCTATTTGTTCAAAAAGTTCTTCTTTTGTGCTATTATTTTTTACAGTAAAGTCAATGTGACAGCCGATCCAATCCCATTCACTGGCGTGAATCTGTTTGAAATCTCTATTCATTATATGCCTTGCTACTGCATCGCCTTGATTGGCCTTTAGAGCAATTTCATACCATTCTGGTTTTTCTTCTCTTTCAACAAGAATAATTGTGCCATTCATAGCCTGTATAATTTTTACTTCGTTTTGAAATCTACAATCACTGATAACAACACACTCGTTTTGATGATGTAGTTTTTTAACTCTGTATTCTAAACTGCTGATCCAGATGTTTTCATTGAAATGATTACGCATTACATCTGTGCCTATTAATTGTAATGCTAATCTAGGTGTAAAATTAGATATGCTTAATTTTTTGCTCCAAAACATATCAACAGTTTCTCTAAACTGTCTGCTTTCGTCTGTTTCACCTTCTAGTAAATCTCTATCCCAGCCAAATACATTTGCACATAAGTCTTTTAGTGGGCCTGCGAATGAAGTTGGAATGCAATCTTTAGTTGCCAAGTATTGTGCTACGGTGTTTTTACCTGATCCTATATTACCTAATAATCCTATTGTGTTCATTTATCCTATAACAAAGCCGTAATTTTTATTTCCTTCTTCCATATTAATTATTGACGTTAGTAATCTTTCTTTCTCAGTCATGGCCTCTTGCTTTAAAGCCTCGCCATTTAATTGCACTGAACCTTGTGGCCCTGGTAAGCCTGAAGTATATTTACTTCTTGCTTCACCGAGCATCATTTTTGCTTCTGCTAATGCCCAATCTGCCATCCAAGGTCTAGAATACTCATTCTCTAATAAATTTTGTTCTGGTACTAAATTAGAAATCTGTATCATTATGTCTTCTGTTATAGATATCTTACGCAATAGTTTTAACACTTTGGTATTTGTATTGAATGTGAAGTCATAATCTCCACCAAATATTCTGTTAAGTGTTTCTTTATATTGGGTAAATGCATCATAGTTGGCTAGACCGCCAACAACACCTGCATTGATTAGATATGTGTTTTGAAATGCTACATCAAACGGATCAAAGTTTGTGCCTGTTCCTATATTACCACCACCAACACCTCTACGATATACTTTTCTGATATTTAATACTTCACCTGGAAGTGTGTATTCTTGTACATCTGGTTGTGTTTGCAAAAAAGCATAACTTTCTTCAACAGCGGAATCACTTCTACTTCTTAAAGTCTGTATTGCTCTGTCTATTGCTAGATTGTAGTGTTCTGGATCTAATTCCACATCGATCATTCCGTCACCTAATCGTAACTTGATCTCTGTAATTAGTCTATCTCTAGGGGTTTCTGTTGCACTCATACAACTATTTATCAAAAAGTTCTTAGTATGATTGTGTGCTCATTAAATCTACCGTTCATTTTAGTAGGGGTTGTAGTAAGTTCTTCAAATGATTTTTTGCATTTCATTTTACCTGCATCAAATCCTTTAATCATTTCTGCTGGTTTTCTCAAAGTTTTTTGTATGCTGGTATCTTCGTCATAGTCTTGTAATGTTGTTCCTTTTACCATAATGCCTGTACCAGGTCTTTGCATGTTCTTAGGGTCAATGTTTTTTGCACGATATACACCTATTTTTCTAGTTTTAGTGTTGTATATCCAAACTTCATTTGCGTACACAATGTCTGTTGGGTGCAAACTTGCTAGTCCTAGTTCAGGAAAGTTTACTGCATACTTTAATTTCTTCACGATAGCCTCTTTAGACCGTGCCTTAGGCTTACGAGCCTTGCGTGTAGTGGCTTTTGTTGCTATGATAGTATCACAAGCAGTATTAATCGTTTCGTAGTACTGTACGAAGGCTTTACGCATTTTAGCATCGAAGTGGCTGTATGCTTCTTTTAGTTCTTCGTCCTTCCATTCTAATACTTCTAGTGCTTCGGCATGTTGAGCCGCAAATTCTTCTTTTATAATTTTAGCATGTGGGCCTTTAATTTCAGGTTGATATGACATCATCATTTTATAAGGATCAAAATCTTTAATTGTTTTAGAACCGTCAACCATCTCGTCTAAGAAGCCTTCGATATTACCGCATAAATCACTTACTTGTTCTTTCATTCGTTCTTGAATGCTGATTACAGGCTTTGCTAATTTTTGCTCAATTTTTTCAACCTTTTCTTCTAAAGCCTTTTTGCCACGTGGTAACCACTCTTCGTTTTTACGTTTTTCGTAGTGTTCTCTTAAATGGTCTGGCATATAACCTAATTTGTGCCATACAAAAATTGTGCTAATGCATGAACTAAATGTCCAGTCTGGATTTGCTAAAATAATCTTTACTTCTTCTGGCGTCCATCCTGTGTGGTTTTTAAGCCAATCTTTTACAATAGGCAGTCCTTTAGTTTTACTAACCTCTGTCCTGGCAAAATATTCGCAACTGCGAAATGCGTTTACCTGTTCTTCTTTATCCGTTACAAGTTTAAGAGTCTTCCAATCAGGCTCTGTTGTAACATATATAGATCTCTGTGTTTTCTTTCTAGCCATACCAATAATTACTCATTTTAAAAACTATATATAATTTTTCTGGCAAAAACGGTGTCAAATAAAGATTAATTATAGTATAATCTCGTCTTTTGTCATTTCAACGTATCTTATTTGAGGGTCTCTTTTACGTGGTTTACCCATAATCCAAAACTTCTCAAACATAAAACCAGCACCTAGTTTGATGCCCACATCTATGCCATCTTTATGACCGATATTGTACGAAGTGTAGCCTACACCTATTATACAAATACCAAATATTATGTATTCTGTAATTTCCATGTTCTTATAATAGCAAAAAATTAAACCGTTGTCAATCTGATAAATACAGTTATGCCTAAAATTAGTTTATGGAATCCGGTCAAAAGAAACGACTATAAGTTTGTCGGCGGTATTGTAGCGGAGAATATTTATGCTGGTGGTACTGGGGTAAATGTACACAAATATCTGGGTGTTCACGATCAAGGGGACACTAAAGACTTCACGCAACCACAACAAGGTAACAATTACGGTTCAGACGGCGATCAAAAAACTGGTGAAACATTCATACAGGATGTATTATTTTTAGAAAATAGAGACAGAAAGTATGATGATGACATATATGAACTCAGAGGAACATATACTGTAAGTGATTCAGACTTTGATTTAACACAATTTGGTATGTTCTTACAAAATGACACATTGTTCATCAATTTTCACATTGACACAATGGTATCAACATTAGGCAGAAAACTTATGGCAGGCGATGTTATAGAATTACCTCATATGAGAGATGATTTATTACTCGATGAACGCAAAGATGCCATAAACAGATTTTATGTAATTACAGATGCAAGTAGGCCTTCAGAAGGATTTGATCCAAATTGGTGGCCTCATATGTGGAGATGTAAATTAGGTCCAATAAGCGACAGTCAAGAATACAGAGATATTATTGGCTATGGTGATGAAGAAGACGATTTACGAAATATCATCAGTACATACAAAGATGAAATTGATATTTCAGATGCTATTATAAAACAAGCAGAAAATAATGTTCCACAGGATCCTTATTATGCCGCAGGTACTCATTTATTTGTGGATGAAACTGCCAAAGGCAAACCATTTATAGGAACTATTGAAGGTGCACCAAATGGTGCTACACTATTGGGTAGTGGAATAACATTTCCATTAGCCGCAGTTGATGGTGATTATTTCTTAAGAACAGACTTTTCACCTAGTAGGATATTTAAGAAATCAGGTAATCGCTGGGTGAAAGTTGCAGATGACAGCAAGAGAGTGTTCTCTAGTGCAAACAGAATCCTTGATGGCTTTATAAATAACACGACAGAGACAACAAACACAGATGGTACTGTAACTAATGAAAGAACAAACCTAAGTAAAGTTGTTAAACCTAAGACGGACAATTAAATATGCAGTACTGGTATGATGAACAAATTAGAAGATATATTCTACAATTTATTAGAATATTTCATGCATTCAAAGTCAAAGAAGGTAGTAGAGACGGCGAAGACGAAAGATATAATACTGTGCCTATAAGATATGCAGATCCAAGTAGAATGGTTTCGCATATACTTAGACAAAATTCAGAAAATGTTATTAACAGCACACCTTTTATAGGTGTGAGTATCCAAAGTTTACAAATTGCCAGAGATAGGACACAAGATCCTTTCTTTACAGATACCAAAAGTATAACAGAGCGTAAATTTAACGAAGATACACAAAGTTATGAAAGTACGCAAGGCAACCAATATACTATTAACAGGTATATGCCAGTACCTTACAACTTAACAATGCAAGTTGATATATGGACACCTAATACTGATACAAAATTACAATTAATGGAACAGATATTAGTTCTATTTAATCCAACAATACAATTACAACAAAATTCTAATCCGTTTGATTGGACCTCAATTGTTGAAGTCGAATTAACAGATATACAGTTTACTAATAGAAGTATTCCGGCAGGAGTAGATGAGCAAATCGATGTAACAACATTAACATTTATATTGCCTATATGGATTAATCCTCCTGCAAAAGTTAAAAGACAGAGTATTATACATGAGATTCACAGTAATATAATAACTGATTTTGGTGGACAATCATTGAGCGAAATTGGATATGATGAAGACATACATGATTTCTTTAGAAGTTTTGATATACAATCACGTTTAATTGTTTCGCCAGGTAATTACAAAGTTAGTATATTGGGCAACTCTGCAACTTTATATGACTCAGGAGGTATAGAGACTAAGAGTTGGTCTGATTTACTAGCATTGTATGACAAGGAATTAAAAGATAACACCAGTATTTTAAAATTAAAAATCACTAATGATATGGAGGATGACTCACAGGATATTGCAGGTACTATTGCAAAACATCCATCAGATGATAGTCAACTTATATTTAATTTGGATACTGACACATTGCCTGCTTCTACAATAGGTAATATTGATAAAATTATTAACCCTCATAGTAATGTACCAGGCGATGGTACAATACCAAACCTTGTAATTGGACAACGATATTTAATAACAGAAGATCTTTCCAAAACAGGTTATCCAGAGTGGAATGTTGATGCATCAGAAAACGATATTATTGAATTTGATGGTGCAAAATGGACAGTATCATATGATGCAAGTGCCAACTTTGGTACTACAGCAATTACGAAGAACTTAAATACAAGTAAAGTATACAAATGGACAGGAACACAATGGCTGAGCATATACGAGGGAGAATACAATCCGGGATATTGGACTCTAGTCCTGTAGAACCTTTCACAGGTGTTATAGGGGTAGGCACATTATTTCTTGCTCTTGATACCAACCGTGTACTTTTACAATTCAGAAACAGCGACAAACGACATAAACACACTTGGGGATTTTGGGGAGGACTTGTTGAAAAAGGCGAGTCTCCATATGAAGCCTTAACACGTGAACTTGATGAGGAATTAGGATTAGTTCCAGATATTAATAAACTAAATCCTATTGATGTTTATCAAAGCAAAGACAAGAACTTTATGTATTACAGTTTTGTTGCAGTCATAGAACACGAATTTATGCCAAATTTAAATGGTGAAAGTTGTGGGTATGCTTGGGTAGACATCGGTACATGGCCAAAGCCATTACACGAGGGTGCCAGAGCAACCTTAAGTTACAATAAAGGTAACGAAAAACTTAATACTATATTAAATTTACATAAATGTCAGATATAATAGATTTTAAAAAGATAAGATTAGAGAACTTACTAATAAAGTTTGCAAAGTCTAACGAAATACCGCCCGAATTTATTGACGGCCGTATGAATCCTGATGATTTATTTAATGTTTATAATGAATCGTTATCTGAATATCACTTAAAACTATTAAGTAAACTAAGACGCATACTAGCAAGTAGAATGCGTAAAAGTCAAAAAAACATATATGAATCATTTATGGAAGAATACTTGTACTTTTATAAGCATCAATGTACCAAAGAAGACAAGTGGAGATTTCCTGTTGTAAGTTCTAAATACAGAGATAATTTAAATCCTATCAGAGCATTATATTATGAATTACTTAATATAATGAACAGTTATAATCCTGAAAGTCATGTACATACATTTGTTTTAGACTTGTTTACAGATGCAGAATGGCGTAACACTATAATTAATTGTGTGCAAAAAGACATTAATGCAATAGATCATATAACATCAACATATCATTACCCATTAGAAAAAATTGGCGAGAAGCCTTTTGAATTTCTTTATTTAATGGAACTTAAAAAAGATCTAGTTACTGCAAGAAGTGTGTTCCGTTCCATGGGACACTGGTCACCAGACGAATAATTACTTGTAAAGTTTTCTTATTTCGCCGTCAAATAATGGGGCGTACATTTTTACAGGATCTACTTTACCTTTAACAGTAACTTCTCCTATATTACCAAATGCTATGTTAGGGCATTCCATATAAGTATATTCAGAAACAATAATTGGTGTGTCTTCTGCTCTTGTTTGTGCTTCTAATCTAGCACCTAAGTTTACAGCATCACCTACCACACTATAATCTAATCTAGTTTCAGCACCCATGTTGCCGACAATACATGTACCTGTGTTTACACCTGTACCAAATTTTACTCTTGGCAAGCCACGTTCTTCCATTTCTTTTTCTAATTCGTCACCTAATAGTTCAATCTCTATTGCTGTTTTAACGGCCATCTCAGCATGATTCTCACATGGTAGTGGTGCATTCCAAAATGCCATTATACAGTCACCCATGAACTTGTCTATTGTGCCACCGTTCTTTAAAACTATCTTAGTCATTTTATCTAAGAAACTGTTTATTAGTTCTACTAGTCCTTCTGGGTCATCTGCTTTCATATACTTTTCTGATATGGGTGTAAAGCCGACTATGTCAGCAAACATAAAACTCATTTCTTTTCTTTCGCCACCTAGTTTCATTAGACTAGGATCTTTAACTAACATATCAACATAGTCCGGGGATATATAAGTACCAAACTGTCCTTTGATTTGTTGACGTAATTTGTATTGTTTATAGAAGTTATTAAATGCTGATTGTGTAAACACTAAAAATCCACTTAACACAGGAAAAGTTGCATCTACTAATTGTAATTTATTTTGATATAACCACACACTACCATATGCTTCTCCACCTAAAATCAGCAGTGAAATCGGTGCTGTCCACAGCAATGGTAACTTATACACCGCTAAGGCTATTAAAATCATACCACACAACGCACACAGAAGTTCTATAAGCGACGATAACTGGCTCCGCTGTATATTTGATCCATCTATAAAGTTCTGTAGCATGTGTGCTTGTATATGCTGTGGATACATGTTGCCTCTTGGAGTAGGTACAGGGTTAGCAATACCTTCTGCTGTAACACCTACTATAACAAACTTTCCACCCATATTAGGTAAACTGTTTATGTCCGTATATTCTACTTCTTCAAACGTATTATTGTAACGTATATATGCATCGCCTTTTGGCAATGTTACTATAGGATCAAAAGGCGGAACTGCAAATTCGTTTATGCCTATCTCTGTTGTTTTAATCATGTAACTGGGTTTGCCTGTTTGTACTCGTAACATTTCTATAGCAAAACTAGGATATATTTTTCCCTCTACTCCTATTGCTAATGGATACGTTCTTGTAACAAAATCAGGTTGTGGTGCTGATGCATTTACGCCTATGCCAAGTGCTTCTGCTTCTAGTTCAGGTATGTTTGTTACTAAATTTGGCCAAGTTAGGAGAAAGTCCTGTGCTGTTGTAGGACCGATTACTCCAGTGCCAATATGAGGTCCTGTGGTCTTGATTCCTCTTGTGCTTGGTGTCTGAGATAACACTATTCCGTTACCCTTTATCCATGAAGCAAAAACTTCGTCTCCTCCAAATCTATCTGCTTCAGGAAACATAAGAGTGAAGCCTACTATGCCTTGATTCTTTTGTCTAATATCATATATGAGTTGAGCGTATGTAGTTCTAGGAAAAGGATACTGCCCTAATGTTTCTAGACTTTTTTCGCCTATGTTAATAATAACAACTTCGTTGCTTTGTTTAATTTCGTCTAGTTTTTGATATGCATCAAATGTTTGATTTCTTAAATTCTGTATTGGTGTAGGATCAACTACTTGGAGTGCTGTAAGTAATAATATAGATACTATTACAGCATAACCACTATAAACCCATTTCATTCTTTTGGATATCCTTCGTACCATTCTTTGATAGTATTGACTCTTACATCACGCCATGCTTTTTTATCTAATGCATACATAATAATTGTATCACTAGTAGTATCGTATTTTTTTATATCAATACTTTGTTTATGTATTTCTTGATTAAGAGTACACGGCATAGTTCGAATTTCTTTTGTGTCTATCTTTTCAAATACTACTGTTACTACTCCTTGCCTAAGAGCATCTATAATTTTGTTTGAATCCATCAATCTACAAATGCTCTTTCTAACATAAAGTCACCCATTTCGCCTGTATTACCTTCTTGCCAATTTAGTGTTTTAAACAAAGTACGACATTCCTTATTCATACCTGGAGAACCGCACACCATTATGCCGTCTCTTTCTTTGAGGAAGCCACCTGGTAAAAATTCTTCAACATATTGCCAAAAGCGACCAGTTCTACCATAGTCTTCTCTAGTTACAGTTGGTATGTAAGTAAAAGGTAAATCTTCTTCTATACTATTTAGCGATTCTATGTATGCTAATTCGTTTACATTTCTTACTGTGTGAAACAAATATACTTTTTTAAATCTGCTGTATGTATCAGGGTCGTTGACAATACTAACAAATGGTGCTACTCCAGTGCCAGTTGCTAATAATACTAAATTATCTTTAGGGTTCAAATAATCACATACCAAACTACCTGTGACTTTTGGATTAATTAATATTT